CTGCAGATAGACCAAATTGTGAAAGAAAATCCATAGTACACATCAATTCCTGTCATATAAATCGAATTGCCCGTCAAAACGAAATGATATCCTAGGACCTTCTGCTTGCGAAGTTCCCAATTTACTCTCCTGGAAGAAATAGAACATCACTATTCTTCCTCCGACAACGAACTGGTTGACTTTTGCAACATTTGATCTGGCAGAATTGAATGGTGCTGCTATTGTTACCTGCTCATCAGTAAGGCTGAACACCCCACCAAATACATGGCACTGATAACCATATAACTTTGACATTTCTGTCAAAGTAGTTGGTGCCGCAACAGCCTCATGAGACCACCCATAATGCAATGTTACAGCTCTACCAAACAATCCAGTGCCTTGAGCCATCCTCATTGATAGTCTAGTCCAGATTGCTGCGGGATGTCTATCCAGTATCGCCTTTGTAGCAGGATGTTCCCAGTACTTGTATACCTGAACACCACCAATCTTCCCGTCGATAACAGTTGTCGAAATGTCAAGGTACAGTGTGTCAATATGTATGTCTGATGAGACTTTCTCGTCGCACATATCAATCACGTGACTAGCAAACTTAGTCATCTCTGCCATACTCACGGGTTATTGTGGCAAGCACCTTGTTTGCTTTTGCTCTGCGAGATATTTCTCTGCCCAAAGCTTCGTTCAGCTTTGGTCTTGCGTCCTTGTCTGACTTTGCAATCTCTACCCTGAGCTTCTGAATCCTTCTCTCTGCCAAAGAGACTGAAAGCCTTGCACTCAACTCTTCTTCAACGTCAGGATCCTCGACTGGTTGTGATGGTGCAGCACTGCCACTTGGTGTCAATACGACAGACGAAAGTCTGTCTGAGAGTGAACTGGAAAATTCTAGCAAATCCTGTTCAGAAACAAGTTTGGACAAGCTTGCTTGGATTGATTCTACCTGAGAATGGGAAATGAAATGTCCCGTAGAGCGACCAATATCCACCGTTGTTTCTTGCACTTGTCCTATTATGTTATCAATTTCGTTCTTCACGCTATTTAAACTCTCCATTTGAATTGTCATTGCGGGATTGTTGAAATACCCGTGATCGATATACCTTAAGCCAAACTATGTCATGTTTGACCGACTGCTACTATAATTCTGTCCGGTCATGAGTTTCAACTAAATGACTCACGCCTGATCATGCCATAAACATTTCACGAGAATGTTATGAAATATTGTTGGAAAATTTCACTACCATATGGGAGACCTCGCATTGCCACTCATTTGTGGTTGCTACATTTGCACAGTCTTGCCGTGTAGGATACGACTAACCGGGAGCCACTTGCAATGGCACGTCCGAAGGTGTCAACAAATACATGCTGATGGTTTTTGGGCCGAGATCAAATTGACATATTGATCTCCTTCCTTCATACGTTTATAACAGCGACAATACATATTTTCTTAGTATCACACCGGCGATTGTTATCGAATCTCACAAATCTATTTTCTTCAATTAATTGAGATGATAACGTTGGTCTCGTACAACCAGACGGCTAAATTTTAAGTCGATAGCTAGACTTTAAGGTTGGATCCTAAAAATCCATATCCTCAATTGTTTCCGTCATAAGATTAACCTTATACCTCTTTATGCCACTAAACGTCACAGTCTCACTGCTAACACTTGTGACACTCAAAGCATGATCATCAAAAATATAAACTACAGGCGTGGATTTACCTCTAGCTAAATACTTTTGAACAATCAAATCTGTAGACCTACTGTTCTTTCTAATGAATCTACCATCTTCCAAACTAAAATCAACATTGTTATCTGCACATATATCAGCACTCTCAGACTTGCTCTTCCATGATGTATAAGTCCCGAATGCATTCAATGCCTGAACATTAGTGCCTACCGCATGAGCAAGAGCAAATCCTAAACAACCCCCATCTGCTGAATGCACAACACATTTCTTTTCATCCTCAGCATGCAATCTCAAACTGTTTGGAATGTCATCAAAATGCCTTGAGCTCAGCCATGATGCCTTAGTCACAATCTGTTCAACGAATGATGGATCCGCACCAAATAATCTGTGGAATGCCTCACAATATTCTGGCATACCGAGCACGGCCATGGTACTCTGCATTTGCCGAGCCTCCACGCCATAGGCAATATGCTGAGTTCTATTCCTAGGG